TGCAGAGGACTTTATGAAGTTCTTGGGTGGATGAGCGCCCCTTTAGGTAGAAATACTTATTGAAAAATTGCGTAAAATCGGCGAAACCGTCCTAATTCTCAGCGGCAACACCGAGGTAAAATATATAATAATATATATATTCACCGTAGAGCATAGAGATTGAAACTTTATTTATAAAGAATATAATATCTCCAAGAGTACGCAACATCTATTAGATGAAAACGTATGCCGACCTTACAAGATGGTAAATTGTAAGAACTATAAGATAAAAAACTTATAGGATAACAAAAGCATGGCAAATCCTGCTCGTTTAGGTATTGTATCTTCATTATATGATCAGTATACTGCTACGCATCTTACTGAAGCATTAATGAATGTATATACTCTAGACAAAGGTAGACCTAATGCTTTTCAAAGTATTAACTCGTTCATGGTTGAATGGGATATTAATGTAAACCGTATTAAAAGAGTACACTTCCTAACTGTACCTGAAGGTAATGGCGCAAATGGATCAGATATTATCTTCCATTTCCCTGAAAACTACTATCAGAAAAACGATACCTTTATTATTGAAGGTTCTCGTCAACAGGTTATTGTTCTAAATCGTCCGATTAGACGTCGCGACAACGATTGGGAAGTAGTTGGTAAATTACAAGGTGACGATTATAGTGAAGTACTTGATCTTTCTGCTTGTCAGCCTGGTATGAATACGCGTTTCTTAACGAACTATCAACCTGAGATGCATGAAGAGGGTTTGGTTTGTGTAGCTCTCTTCCGCTAATATTATAACTATAATATAGTGTAAAATTAAAAAAATATTCTTAATTGCTGGAAACTCCCTCTGGGACAATCAGCAGCGAAGCTAGAGATAAAGTAAGCTCAAGGAGAAACACTCTAGAACGTTCAACGACTAGTCTGAATAGACGTAGGAGAAAAGTAACTCCGAAATGGAATAAATCTAAAAATAAATACATATGAATTATATATATATAGTTTATCAAACACTTTGTACAGTCAATAATAAAATTTACATTGGAGTACATAAAACTTTAACTGAAGAATTTGATGGATATTTAGGTTGTGGAGTTTATATAAATAGACCTGCAACTTACAAAAACGCCAATACTCCGTTTAAACATGCTGTAGCAAAATATGGAGTTAAGTCATTTAAACGAACTATATTAAAAACATTTACTTCTGAAACAGATGCATATAAATTAGAAGCCGAGTTAGTAAATGAAGAATTTGTACGTCGAGAAGATACTTATAATCTAGCGTTAGGAGGTAGAGATACTTCTATGGGAAACGATAAAGTTAAAGTTTATATGTATGATTTAGATGGTAAATTTGAGATGGAATTTGAAAGTTTACATGATGCAGCAAGATATTTAAAACCAAGTGATGGAAGACCTGGACATTTACCTAGAGCAATTCGTTTAGGTCATCAATATCTTGGGCATCAGTTCTCCTATGAAAAGTTACCATACATGAAAAAATTAAAACACCGAAATATTACAACAGTTGAAAAACCATACGTTGGGTCATCTGTTGGGCGTTTTGACGATAATGGAAATTTATTAGAAACTTATTCTACAATGACAGAGTGCGTAAAAGCTGGGTACGCAAACGCTAAATCTGTTGCGCAAGGAAAACGTAAAAAATGCAAAGGATATGTATTTAAATATTTAGATTAAGATATAGTCTGAACATTATAGCAATATAATGATTAACAATAAAGTACACAAAATATCAGAGTAATACCGAAAAGCATCGGACCTAGGCGAAATATGGGTCCCATATTGGTGACAGTATGTAAAAAATCCTTTTAATTGCTGGAAACTCCCTCTGGGACAATCAGCAGCTAAGATTTAGATTACGTAGGAACGATTGTTCAACGCTAAATAAAGTTCAACGACTATACGAAAGTAGTAGTATAAAAATTATACGAAATGGAGGATAACTTTAAATATATAGTATATTGCACAGTCAATATAAAAAATAAACACATTTATGTTGGGTATCATAAAACAATAAACCCTTATGGTTTTGATTCATATATAGGAAACGGAGTTAAAATAAATCAACCCTCAACTTATAAGAAATCAAAAACTCACTTTCAAAATGCAGTAAATAAATATGGAGTTGATTCTTTTAAACGAATTACTTTAAAAGTGTGTGATACACTTAAAGAAGCTCAAGATTTAGAAGCAGAAATCGTTAATGACGATTTTTTAAAAAGGTCTGATGTATATAATATGATTCCAGGAGGTGGTAATTTACCTTCTGCTGATGAATTATTTTCAATTGAAGTACATCAGTATAGTTTAACTGGAGAGTATATTAAAACTTGAAAATCAGCTACAGAAGCTGCAAAATATTTCAATATATCTCAGACTAATATTAGAACAGCGTGTAAAATTAATTGTACATCTTGTGGATATTTTTGAAGTGATGTTTTGTTTGATAAATTAGATCTGAATGACTATAAAGTTCATTTAAATCACGATCGAGTTTATCAATTTGATCAAAATGGACAGTTAGTTAATTGTTATAAAACTGTGCGAGAAGCAGCTAAATTAAATAATTCAACTCCGAGATTAATTCTAAGAGCTATTGCAGAAAAAACAAAAAGCAAAGGAAACTATTATAGTTATAATGAAAATTTTCAAATAGATCTATCAGTATACAATAAAATTGGTAAGGTGTATTTATATAATCTGGACGGAAGTTTTTATAAGGAATTTAATTCTCCAAAAGAATGTTGCACGTTTTTAGGAGATAAAAAAACATCTAGATTATATTCTGCAATAAGAACTGGAGGTTTGTATAAAAATTTTCAAGTATCAAAAGAGAAAGTTCCTTATATGAAAGTACTATCTAATCCTATAGAAAAACGTAAAGTAGATCAGTTTGATTTAGAAGGAAATTTAATCAAAACTTGAGATTCAGTACAATCTGCATATGAAACTTATGGAGCTGGAGTTAAAAAATGTTTACGTGGAGTTCAAAACAAAACTAAAGGATATGTGTTTAAATATAGTAAAGTTAAAGATATAGTCTAATCTTATATGAAAATATAAGTTAATACAAATGTTATTTCAACCCATCGTGCAGATGTAAGCTGGTCTGCTAAGTATGCCGCAATGGAAGATGTATTCATCCAAATCGGTAAAGGTCAGCAAGACGATCCTGTTTACAAACTTAATCCTGCACAAAAAGATTGCTTAGATACCTACATGTTTGCTCGTAATAATGCATTACTTTGGGGTAAAACTAATGTAGATAAATTTGGCAAACCTAAGATTTTTGACCCTGAAACACAGCAACCTAAAGAAATAATGGGCTGCTAAATTAGTAAACTAATTAAAACAACTCCTCTAATTGCTGGAAACTCTGAACATGAAAGATGAAGACAATCAGCAGCTAAACTTAAATAATTTATTTAAGGAAGTTCAACGACTATCGAAAGTATAATTAAGAAGAAATCTCTTAATGAATAAATGAGTAGAGTACATTTGATCAAATGGAAACGGGGAGAACTTTATATGCGGTAACAGTATATAAAGTTAAGATATAGTCTGATCTTATATGAAAATATAAGTTAACACAAATATGATTATTTCTGGCGATGGTATCATCAGCCAAATTGAACGTTTTGCTGGAAAATATGTATTTAGTGGACATCTAAATGTTCGTATCTTTAATAAGGTACTTGCTCAAATGACTACTAAATCGGAAAGACCAACGGGTAACAAATATATCTTTATTTGCAACACGTTGATGTGGCATGAAGTTCAAAATGCACTTTCATCTTGGATTCGTGATTGGAAGACTGTTGGAACATTCTTATTCTCGAAAGCTTCTAATGGATATCTTGATTTAGGTGCAACATATCAATCTTATGAATTTGCGGGTAAATAATTGCTCCTTTATATTTTAATTATAAAGAAAACTCCTTTAATTGCTGGAAGGCTAAATGTAAATATTACACATGCTAATCAGCAGCGAAGTTCTAATTATTAGAAAACGTTCAACGACTATCGAAAGGATGTACAATAAGAAAGATATTGTAAAATAACCAAGTAGAGTAGGATTTATTCCGAAACGGGGAGAATTTAATATATGGTAATAGTATATTAGATTAAGATATAGTCTGATCTTATATGAAAATATAAGTTAACATAAATGAATCAAATTACATTTAAGATTGATCGTTCGTTTGATTTTGAATATCCTGATAAGAAATACGGTATATTTCTTGATCTAACGGCAGATTCAGCAACTGGTAAACCAGCACTTCAAATGTTTACATTTAAAGGTTGTGATATTGTTCATAACTGGATTAATGGTGTTGGTGGACAAAACGGAACGTCAAGCGGTCAAGTTTCGTCTCCTGTAGCAGCTTCTAAATATATTAACTGGGGCTACGCAGGCGTAGGCGTATTCAATCCTTATCGTTCATTTATTTTAATTAGCTCTGACTAATTAATATAATATAAATTGTAACTTCCTCTATAATTGTGTAGGGGAAGTTACAATTAATTTATAGATTAAGACTATTTTAGATAAATTTTTAAATAAGAACAAGTTTAATAAGAATAAATATGGCAAATACAATAACTCTAAGAAGTGCTTTTGGCAAGGTAAAATCTGTATGGTTTAATCCAGTAAAAGATAAGAATGGAATGTATCCTCCATTTGTAAAAGAAGTTCGTATGAATCCTAATGGAGAATCTGAAATGATTCTTAGTGAAAAAGACCTTAATGACCCAGATCGTGCTGGTTTTATACCCGCTGATATGGAAATTTTAGTTGAAGATGGAACTACATTTAACCTTGATAATATTCTAGAAAGGCACAAATGGGAAGCTATTAAAAATAGTGAGTTGATTGTTGAAGAGAGAGGCGCTAGAGATGAAAAAGGAAATCTAATTATAGATGGAGATAAAAATCGCTATGGTCGAGCAGAATTTTGGGTAGAAAAACCTGGAGAAGAATCTGCACGACGTATTAAAAGAAAACAACTTATTACTAAAGCTAACGTTTTTATCGAGCAAGACTCTGCAGAAGGTCGCGCAACTAAAGTTAAGCTTTTAGGTAAACGTATGTATAATGCTCCTGATTCAGATATTCAGGATTTCTTATATCAAAAAGCAGAAGCTAATCCTAACTTAATTATCGATTTGTATACAGGACAAGATCAGCAATTACGTTTATTGTTTATTGAAGCTACTGATAAAAACATAATTAAGAAAGTAAGTGGTATATTTATGTACGGAGATGTTCGCTTAGGCGTAAATGATGAAGCCGTTATCTTCTTCTTTAAAGATCCTGCTAATAAGCAAATACTAGATGAGATTAAGATTCAAACATTCCCTGAATATAAACCACTAATTAATAACTCAGAAACTACTAATAAACCTAGTAGTTCTAAAAAATAGAAAATTATATGACGGCTAAACAAGTATATGAATCTGTGCTTATAGAGATAAACAAATTAGGCGCTCCAAGCTTATTGTTGGAGGATTATAATTACTTTGTAAAAAAAGCCGTCCAACAATATATAAATAAAGTTTACAACCACTATGATATTAATCAACAAAGTACAGATGATTTAAAAGTCTTGACAAGACATATTAGTATTGAATTACAACCAAATACAGTAAGTAATTTTAGTAAACGTTATGTAGGAAATCTTCCTGATAATTATTTACATTTATTAAATTGTGTTGTAGAATATGAATCACAAGGTACAAAACCATGTACTACAAAAGGTACATCGATTTATTATGGTGCGCGTAGAGCCACAGCAGATATGTTAGGACAAATTATTAATAATGCTTATATGAAGCCAACTATTAAACGTCCATATTATTATATTAATAATTTTTCTAATAGCTCTAATTCTTCTATTGAAATATTATGTGGAGATAAAGTTGATTATTATGAACCAAATAATGTACATATAGATTATATTAAAAAACCTGAAAATATAACTTTATCTTATACCGAAATAGAAGGTATAAGCGAATCTGCTGAATTAGAATTCCCAGAATACGTCTGCTATGAAATTATTAATGATACAGTGAAGTTAGTTTTAGAAAACGCTAGTGATCCTAGGTTACAAACTAATTTACCAATTAATCAAACAATAGCAACGGGAGTTCCAATAACTAAGTAAATAACATTTTAAATTTTTAAAACTATGTTTGATTACACAAAAGAGACTATTTTAAATAGCGTAACAGACAAAAATGTACAAGCAATTACTGGTTTACTAAGAATTTTCCGTGTTGGTGAATATAAAGTAGACTACAAAAGTACAAATATTGCTGACGGAAAAGTTTATAAAGCAGGTACAGAAGGTACGAAAGCCACTGCAACAATTACTGCAGTAGCTGGCAATTCTGGTTCAAATGGAGGTAAATATCGCGTTACGGTTAATATGAAAAATAATTCTAAATTTTATGCCGATTACGCAACTGCAGTTTGGAAGTTTCAAAAGCCTATTTATGCTGAATTTACAGTAGTTGGAGATAGCACCGACAATACGGCAGCTTTAATGGCTACAAAAATTGCTAACGCAATTAAATTAGCACTTCCTGAAAATAATAAGTACATTACAGTTACTGTAGATGACGATGATGTAATTATTACAGCAACTGATGCTACTGATATGTTTGAATCAGTTGTAATTGAAAAATATGAACCAAATTCTGTACTTCCATCAGAAGGTCAATATGTAGTATCGACTGTAGTTGGTACTATAGCAAAAACTGATAATAAAGTACCATTTGCAACTGGTGACTGGTTAATTGAAAATCTTCGTTTCCCAAGCTATCCAAATACTCGATACAATTCCATCAACGGAGACGAAAAGCCTGTTCCTGGACAACTTTATACACAATATTCTTTCCGTTATATCGCTGAAAGAAAGAATTTGAGCGGTATTGGTTCAGTAGGACAAAGATTAGTTTCAATTACTAATCATGTATTCTATATTCCTAGTACATTAGAAGCAACATTTGAAGCTAAACTTAAAACTGCATTTGGAGAAAATGTTATGGCACAAGAGAAATTTATAGAAATTATAGGAAACGATAGCATTGCTAAAGGTAGTACTGTTACTCTGATGGCTAATGCATACAATATAGAGGGCGGAGAAGTTGCTCCTGTAGATATTACATGGGCGTTAGTAGACGAACCTACAACAAACGGAGCAGGTAATATAGTATTATCTGGCGATCAATTAGAAGTTAAATCTTCAGCTACAGGAAACACTGTTAAAGTTAAAGCTACTGCAACTGGGTTTACAGAAGCAACCAAAACTATTACTCTTACAGGAGAATAAGTTTCACAATAAATGCACTTATTTTAAAGGCAGGACGGGATTCTTTCCTGTCTTGCCTTTATTTTTTAATATCATCGTAATATGACAATAAATGAAATTGCTAGTGCAATATATAATGATGTAGTTTCAGGTTTAAGAGGAATTACTTCAACTCCAACAATGTCTATTGAACAATTAGAAGATGAAGTAATTGAAGAGCGTTTAGTTGTAATTAAAGAATTATATCTAAGAAACTTAATTTCTTTAAAAGATATGATGCTAGCAATTAACTGTATTGAGGTAGACTGTAAAGATTTAGCCAGATGTTGTAATTTTTCAGCAGGAGAAAAAGCATTACACTTTGAAATTCCTCAAATAGTTAATGATTTAGGAACAAAAGCTCTTGAATTTGTAGGAAGTATCGATAGACAAAAGCAATATGTAATATATACCGATACATCTTATCAGTTTCATAAATATAAGAAACGTGGAGCAGATGAGCCTTATGTTTATATAGAAACAACTCCTAATGAAAATGGAATGTATGATGGATTCATTTTTAATGTACCTTTTGTCAAATACATTTCTGTTATAGGTATATTTAAAGACCCTAGACAACTTGAACAATACAGTTGTTGTAATTCCGAACATTATTTAAATCTATCTTCTATTTCTAATGAAGTTAAAAAACGTCTTACTGAAAAGAAATTAAGATATTATAAAGCTTTCTTAACTCCTGTAACTCCAAATACTCAAGAACCTAAATAATGAAACTACATAATTTTAATTCAGTTTATTCTTTAGCTCAAACTTTATATGGAACAAATTTAACTCCAACTGCTTTTGAAGATATAGCTTTAAATGGTTGAGAAAAAATTGGAAATAAACACACTCGTTTATACCGTTATAAAGCAGATGCTATTGATAAAAAAATAGAATTACCTTGTAATTGCGATATAATTGAATCAGTTCATCTACCATTGTTAGATGCACAAATGACAACTAATCAAACAGTATTTAATCAAATCACAACATTATTTATTGAAAATTATGTTGAAGCTTGAAAATGCTTAAATAATCCTTATTATCATCCTGGAAAATTAGTTAAATACCATCAAGAAGATAATTCTTTAAGATTTGATAGAGATTATAAAGGAGTTATAATTATATATCATGGTATAATAGTGGATGACGAAGGACTACCATTACTAAACGATAAAGAAGTAACTGCGTTAGCTGCATATATTGGATATTGTGATTTATATAAACAAGGTATTGCATTAAGAGATAAAAATTTAATTGAATTATCTGAATTAACGAGAAGAGAATGACTTCGAGCATGTAGTGCAGCAAGAATCCCTATTAAATTTACGCAAAACGATATGGATGCTATATTAGATGTTAAAACTAGATGAGATCGAAAAAGTTATATGAAGTCTTTCAAACCAATATTATAATCAATGTTTTACAAAACAGGATACTGCTTTACTTCAAAAGATTTATTTGATAATTTTAATATTTCTAGATTAACTACTAAAAAGAAATTTTGAGGTAAAGATTGTAAAGGTGATAGCAAACTAGACTTAGTTGCTAAGGTTTTAACATACTGTTTCTATTTGATTATTTTGGATATTATTAATAATAATATTACATTTGTATTACCAACTGTACATAAAGAAGCAATGATACATGTAAAGCAATTTACGGGAGAAACGTTTAGACATATGTACAATATGGGGAAATTTAATGATATTGATTATTTGATGTCTAATTTTAAAGGATATCAAATTTATTATCGATATCAATATAAAGGCGGATATAGAGAAAAACCAATTTATATAAATTCTGCCTTAAAGAAAATATTTATTGATAATATTAATAAAGGTAAACAGTATTACTAATGGAAATCAAATATGTTGATGATTATGTAGATAAAGTATGAGAAAAATTCCCTTCATTAACTAGAAAGGAAATCGAATATATTTTAAAATTTGGATTAAGATCTTTTTATACACATAACGTATATGGAGGAGATGTGTTACTCAAATCCCCCTATTTTACTCTTTACTGTGGTAAATTCTTTAGAGATAATTTAATATTTTATCATTATTGAAGAATTAAGAATAAAATTAAGCTACGTATTAAGTATAAAAGAGCTAAAAAAATATTTAATGGAGAATACTATTTCGGACTAACTGATAAAGAATTTGAGAATTATAAAGCTCAGTTTAAGTCTCGCGGAAGAAGAAGACAAAGAGTTAAGTTCGATTATATATATGCCTACAAAATCTTAGAAGAGTGTATGTTAGATAGAGGAAGAAAACACTTCTTTGTGCTATACTTTCCTACAGATGTAGGATGAACCTTATATCAAAAAAATTATGAAACTAGAAATATTAAATATATTTATAGAAGAACAAAAGATGGTTTTAAACAAATATAATAGAATGGATTATGTCTAGACAAGAAGCTACAAATACTTTTAATGACGG